GGAATTGCGTATGTCGTTAACAAGTGAAGATAGGGATGCAGCCACAAGGCTAGCCATCCATCAAGCAAGGGACGATCTCTTAGCGTTTGTAATGCTAATGAATCCTTCTTTCAGTATTGGTCCGCATCACAGAGTGTTGTGTGACCAACTAATGAGATTAGAGAAGGGTGAGACGGATCGTCTCATGATTTTCATATCACCACGTTCCAGTAAATCATTAATCACATCTACATACTTTCCAGCATGGGCGCTCGGTCGTAATCCATACTGGCAAGAGATAGCAGTATCACACAGTGATGACTTAGCTACAAGGTTTGGTCGTGCTATCCGTGACATCATAAACACGGATGCATACAAATCTATATTCCCACAAATAAATATTCGTAAAGATAACAGAGCGGCAAACTCATGGGCGCTTGAACATAAGAAGAAACAAGCAGGTTCATTCCTAGCAGCTGGTTCTGGTTCAGGTATTGCAGGATTTGGTGCACACTTGGCAATCATTGATGACCCTATATCAGAGCAAGATGCCTTTTCAAAGACTAGACGTGATAGTTTAAACTCATGGTATGCCTCAGGTTTACGTACAAGGCTTATGCCTGGTGGTAAAGTTGTACTAGTTATGACAAGATGGCATGAAACAGATCTAGCAGGTTATCTACTTGAGCAACAAGAGTCAGCTCCTATGGCAGATAAGTGGGAAGTAGTACGCATACCTGCCCTAAATACTACAGAATCTTTAGAAACTTTAGAACCTGCACGTAAAAAGCTAATAAAACAAGGATATTTGTCCCAAGACTTTACTAAATTACAGCTAGGTGAGTCCTTTTGGCCTGCACCTGACAAAGAAGGTGGGTTTTGTTGGACAACTTCGGACATAATTAGGACTAAAAACAACACGCCCGGGTTTAAGTTTGATGCATTGTACGGACAATCACCTTCATCAGAAGAAGGAAACATAATTAAAGCGGAATGGTGGCAGGATTGGACTAAGGATGACGCACCTGAGTGTGATTATATTATACAATCATGGGATACAGCGTTCTCAACTAGGACAACAGCCGATTATTCTGCAATAACTACGTGGGGTGTATTTGGGGATGGGATATCTGCCCCCAATTTATGTCTATTAGGAGCAGAAAGGGGCAGATGGGACTACCCAACGCTACGTCAAAAGGCGATAGACAAGTATGAACAGCATCAACCTGACTCAATACTCATAGAGAAGAAGGCATCGGGGCAATCTTTGATACAAGACTTGCGAATGACAGGACTTCCTATCTTTGAGTTTAACCCAGACAGAGATAAAGTGGCAAGAGTGTACGCAATTACTGCATTATTTCACAATGGTAGAATATATGCACCACATGACAGAACATGGGCACATGAAGTCATGGAAGAAGCTAGAGTATTTCCAACAGGTAACCATGATGACTACATGGATACAGTATCACAAGCTTTATTGTGGATGCGTAACGGCGGTTACATAGAGCATAGTGACAATACATGGGTTGACAAGGCAGAACAAAGAGTATATAATAGAAAAGAAGCAGCATATAGTAAAAAACGTGGACTTTACTATTAACAAGGATACGAAATGGCAATTGAAAAACAAATAGATTTAGAAGAAGTAATATCGGGTGTACCTATGCCTGATGGTACTGAAGAAGTAGAAGTAGAATTAACAGATGAGGCAGAAGTAGAAGCTGCTGAAGCAATGGGTCTACTTGACGAAGAAGAAATGATGGAAGATGAGTTCGATGCTAATTTAGCAGAACTTATATCTGAAGAAGATTTACAATTAGTAGCAAATGATTTAATAGATGGTTATGAACGTGACAAAGAATCACGTAGTGACTACGATAACATTGCAGAAGAAGGTGTAACTCTATTAGGATTTACAGATGAACAAGGTGATGAACCTTTCCCGGGGGCATGTGGAGCAACTCACCCTGTATTAGCACAAGCAGTTGTAAAGTTTCAAGCAAAAACATATAAAGAATTATTTCCAACAGAAGGTCCTGTCCGTACACGTATTATCGGAATGGATACTATGCAAAAACAAGAACAAGCAAGTCGTGTTCGTCAGTTTATGAATTGGCAAACACAAATACAAATGCCAGAGTATGGTCCTGAACTAGATCGTTTATTATTTTATGTATCATTGTATGGTACAGCATTTAAGAAAACATATTGGGACCCAACATTACAAAGAGCACGTACAGAATATGTTAAGGCTAGTGATTTCTATGTAGATTACTATGCATCTGATTTAGAAACAGCAGAAAGATTTACACATAGATATGTACTCTCACAAAATGAAGTTAGAAAATTACAAATAGCAGGTATGTTCCGTGACATTGAAGTTATGGAAACTGAAATTGATGAAGACGCAGCTACAGAAACAGCAAACGAAATTGTTGGTAGAAATCAACCAGGACAATTAGATGATGAAGTAGAAATTTTAGAAATACATGCGAATATAGATTTACCAGGTTTTGAAAATGAAGATGGATTAAAACTTCCATACATTGTTCACATGACCAAAGACCAGCAAGTATTATGTATACGAAGAAACTGGGATGAAGAAGATATGTTAATGAAAAAGAAAATGTACTTCACTCATTACACAATGATTCCAGGTTTAGGTTTTTATGGTTATGGATATTTACACTTAATAGGCGGTCTTACTAAGACTGCTACCTCCTCTATGCGTCAACTTATTGACGCTGGAACCTTTGCAAACTTACCAGGGGGATTCAAGGCACACGGTCTTCGTGTACTTGCCCCTGATGAGCCTATATCGCCAGGTGAATGGAGAGAAGTAAATAGTCCAGCAGGAGATTTGGCTAAGTCATTACAACCATTACCGTTTAAAGAACCATCAGGAACTTTATTTAATTTAATGCAATATGTTACTAATCTTGCAAAAGAGTTTGCCGATGCGACAGATAGTGTAGTAGAACAAGGTTCTAACTACGGTCCAGTCGGTACTACAATGGCTTTGTTAGAGCAATCTTCAAAGTTATTCAACGCTGTGCACAAACGCTTACATGCTGCTCAATCCAAAGACCTGCGTATTCTCGCTAGAATAGATAGCGAATATCTTCCAGATATGTATCCTTATGAAGTCGCAGGTGGTGCACAGCAAGTTTTCAGAGAAGACTTCAATTTAAAATCAATTGATGTTATTCCAGTATCAGATCCTAATATGCCAACAGAGGCACATAGGATTGCAAAGATAAATGCTATTATGTCTATAGCTCAACAGAACCCAGCTGCATATAACATGCAACAAATTAGTATGGAACTGTTTGCTGCTATGGGAGTAGAAGAACCTCAAAGATATCTAGCACAATCACAACAACCTATGTCAGCCAATCCTATATCAGAGAACATGGCTGCTATGAAAGGTATGCCTTTACAAGCACAGATGGATCAGAACCATGATGCACATATTGTAACTCATGGAACTATATTACGTAATCCTGCTTATAAAGAAAATCCACAACTGCAACAAATACTAATGGGTCACATAACTGAACACTTAGCTATGAAGTACCAACAAGAAATGATGCAGATGATTAATGATCCACAAATGCAACAAGCATTAATGATGGCTCAGCAACAAGGACAACCACTTCCTATGGAAATGCAAAACCAAATTGCAATGATGGCAGCAAATGCTTCTGATAAAGTATTACAGTTTGATGAAGAGAAAGCTAAGATCATGGCTGGTGAAAACCCAAGTCCTGAAGAAGAAAGAATGGATCTACAGAAACAAGATCTTGCACTGCGTGCGCAGGGTGAGATGAACAGGCTTAAGATACATCAAGACAAGATGGATCTTGAAGAAGCGAAACTCATGACAACGGATGAAAACGAGGATGAGGATCGTGCGCTTAGATTAAAAGAAGCGGAAATGCGTTTTGCCAGTGACATGGCAAAAGATGCTGCTAAGACAATGGATGCAGCGGTTAAGATAACTAAAATATAAGGAGTATATTATGCCAAATTTAGCATATAAACAACCTGCGTTGCAAAGAAATAAACCAATGGATTATGCAAAACCTGCAGGAAGTAAAATGAAAAAGAAAACAACTACTAAGAAAAAGAAAGAACAAGGCTATAAAGATAGAAAAGATGAATCTATTGCTATGCGTGTTAAAAAGAAAAGAACTAAGAAACAACTAAAAGCTAGTCGTGATGAATCTTACGGCAAGTTTGGTGGGGGCAAAGGCAAAGGCAAGATCAATAAGTAATGCCTTTTAAATCGGAAAAACAAAGGCGTTATCTTCACGCTAACCATCCTAAGATTGCTAAGCGATGGGAAGCAGAGTATGGCGCCAAACCGAAGAAGAAGAAAAAGAAAAATGGCAAAAAAAGCAAAAGCTAAAAAAGCGAATCCATATACTAAACCTGGATTGCGTAAACGAATTGTATCACAAGTTAAGTCAGCGGCTACTCATGGTACAAAAGCAGGTCAATGGTCTGCAAGAAAAGCACAACTAGTAGCAAAGAAATATAAAGCTGCTGGTGGTGGTTATAAGTAATGGCTTTAACAAAAGCCCAAACAAGTTTAAAGAACTGGGGTAAACAAAAGTGGCGAACGAAGTCTGGGAAGAAGTCAAGCGTTACTGGAGAAAGATACCTGCCAGCCAAAGCGATCAAGGCCTTGAGCTCCGCAGAATACTCCGCGACTACGAAAGCAAAGAAAGCCGCGAAGAAAAAAGGAAAGCAATTCTCCAAGCAACCAAAGTCAATAGCAAAGAAAACAAAGAAGTATAGAACATGAATAAAAGTAAAAACGAAAAAAAATTAATTAAAGCAGAAAAATTAAGATTAAAAGAACTTGATAAAAAACAGATAGCCGAGCAAAAAGCTAGAGGAGATCATATATATACCCCCGTATTTGCAAAACTAATAAGAAAACTTGTAAGAGACAATAAAGCTAAAAAAAATGTAATTAGTCAAAGAGGTAACGTAAATTCACCAGGGTATCCTGCAAATAGAACAAAGAAAAAACAAACTCCATCAAAAAAGAAAAGAGCTGGGATAAAATGAAAAAGCAAATAAAAAGTAAAGTAAAAAAAGTTATTAAAGGTTTAAAGAAAGCATCTAAATCACATGCAGCTCAAGCTAAAACTTTACAAACTATATTTAGAAAAGGTAAAACAAAAAGATGAAGAAACCAGATCCAAGATTAAAAAGAGCTGGTGTATCAGGCTTTAATAAACCTAAACGTCTAAGTGATGGTAGTGGTAAATCTCACATTGTCGTAGCTAAAGAAGGTGACAAAATTAAAACAATTAGGTTTGGTCAATCAGGAGTAAAGACTAATCAAACAGTAGGACAACGTAAAGCTTTTAAATCTCGGCATGCAAAGAATATATCCAAAGGTAAAATGTCTGCGGCGTATTGGGCTGATAAGGTAAAGTGGAGTCCTAGTAAAACTAAGTCACCATCTAAGAAATGGAAAAAAGGATCATGAAGGTAAACGACAATACATCAATAGACATGCCTATACGAAACTTGCTCAGCATCGTAGTTGCGGTAGCTGTAGGTGTATGGGCTTATTTTGGAGTGGTATCAAGAATTACTAGCATGGAAACATCATTAATTTTAGCAGAGAAAGATTTAGAAAAGAATACAGAATTTAGAATCAAATGGCCTCGTGGTGAAATGGGTACATTACCTGCAGATTCAGAACAGTACATGCTTATAGAATTTATGGCAGAGCAACTAGAAAGTATGCAAACTGAAATGGAATCAATGATGAGTAACACAGTTAATATTAATTTTTTAAAAGACCAGGTATCTAAACTACAAAAAGATGTAGAACAGTTAAAAGATAAAGTGAGGAATAATGGAACCCACTAGTGT